GAAGCGTCCAGAGATCAAATGAAGGTATTTATTTTGAGGAATCCTAGATACCAAGTTGAGAGGGACAAGTTTGCTGTTTATTTAGATCACACTATATTTGTGGCTAAGTAGTGGTTATTAACGCGTAATTTAAACCTGAAGAAGCCGGCAATCGACCTGTCTATGCACATGGATATAATATTTATGATGTCGTTATGCCGGCCTTACAACTTATACGTAATGTTAAAGTATTTATTAAAGTGTCTGCTTCAGTACCCCATCGAATGGCTAGATTATTTGGGCCATCGTTACCAATTGCAGCACCTTATCCTGATAACCAATTTCCTACAAACCACTTATTCGCATTTTATCAACGATTGGCTGTTGTTGTACCTCCAAAAAATAAGATTAAATTTAGATCTTTTAAGAAATTTGTTCGTTGGTATATTCGTAAAACTTTTCAACCTATTCCGAGCGATGCTGATGTTTCTTTTGAATCTTGGTTGGAAAAAGTGGACGCAAATCAATTCCGTAAAGACCAATTACGCGAAGCTTATCTTAAACTCTCCACTTACGGATTACGTAAACAGGACCATAAAGTCAAAACCTTTGTTAAAGTTGAGTCCTATCCTTCATACAAGTTCCCACGTCTTATCAACAGCCGTTCAGACGTATTCAAAGTATTCTTTGGACCTTATGCAAGACTCATGGAAGAGATCGTCTACCGTGACCCCCATTTTATTAAACATATCCCGGTACCCGCAAGGCCTAAATATCTCAAGGATTATGTCAGTCAGTCAGGAGCTAAATACCTCATTACCGACTATTCCAAATTTGAAAGACATTTTACCCCAATGGTCATGGACGCTATTGAAATCGAATTATACAGATATTTACTTCGGAACTTCCGTTCAGTTTCAGATACTGCTATTTCTGTTTTTCTCGGCACAAATCATCTTTGGAACAATTCTTTTCATGCAAGTATCGATGCTTGTCGTATGTCGGGTGAGGTCACTACTTCCTTGGGCAATGGTTTCAGCAACTTGCTTCTCTTTCTGTACGTGTGTTACTTACGTGGACATGAAGATATTTTATCTATTCGAGGAGTCGTTGAGGGCGATGATGGTTTATTCGCTTTACATGAACGAATCCCCACTAAACAAGATTTTGCTGATCTCGGGTTCGATATCAAATTGGACATTGTTGATGATGTTGGCAAAGCAGCTTTTTGTGGCCTTATTTTTGACACTGGTTCTAATCAAATTATCCGAGATCCTATTCGCTTTCTTACGAAATTTAATGCTTTCGATTCCTCAGGCAAGAACGGTAGCGATAAAATCATGGTGTCCTTACTTCGTGCTAAAGTTTATAGCGCTATTTGTGAAACTCCTTCGTGTCCTGTTCTGTGGGCTTTTCTCCGCCGGTTACTTCGCATTACTGCTGGAGTTAAGCCATTATTTGATGAGAAATCCTGGAATTATAAGAACAACGTCGAGCCTACTTTTAGAGCTTTACATATTAGTCCGAATAGCACACAGGCCAAATTTGAGGCGCTTATACACGCACCTACATTAAACACACGCAAATTATTTGAAGCTAATTATGGAGTGTCAATTGAACTCCAATTAAGATTAGAGTCTTATTTTAATAAAATAAATTTAACAACGAAACTGTGCGGTGATGCAATAAGTGAATTATTAAATGAAGTCAATTTTGATTTATTGCATTACAAAACTGTATTCTGTTATTAACAACGTCTGAATTATCGGGCTCCTTTTGGGTGACCCTTGTTTTAAATTAAAGCATCAACCTAGGCTAATTAGGTTTTTTTACTCAGCACCATTTACGTGAGGTTTACGTAAAATGGCACGGGACTATCAACCCCGAGTCAGCTAG